AGCAAAAGAACTAGGCCCAGAAGATTTAATGTCTGAAGCAGATAAAGATAAAGATCCGTGCTGGAAAGACTACAAAATGGTAGGCACTAAGAAAAAGAACGGTAAAGAAGTTCCTAACTGTGTACCAGAAGAAATTGCACTAGAACAAGGCTTTGAAGAAATGATGGGTATCTTTGGAGAAGCATCACATGACTGTGATGAAACTTGTCCAAAAAGTTGCCCAGACTGCGGCGGCACAGGCGATCCTGAAAAATGGCAAGCAATGCAAAAAGAAGGCGCAATGAAAGATCAGCTCATCCAAGCAATGGAAAAAATTGCAAGCGATGATAGCGGAGAGTTGCTATATAAAGCATTAAGTAAAGGCGCAATGGGCCCAGACGTACAGAAATATCTACAGGATATGTACGATGAAGTAGCAATAGATTTTGGGCTACACCCAGATGATGACCATGACGATATCGAAGAACGTATGTGGGATCAGATTCATCGAGAATACGGCATGGGCGAAGGCAACAAACCAGATGGTGGAAAAATCACACTAGAAAAAGACAAAAAGACTCCATTAGGTGAGTTTATACTTTCATACTACGATAGAGAAACAGGCGAGTTTCCAAAAGGCGAAACAGCAGTACTAACTATGATAGAAAAAGATTACGGTGAGCAGTTCATAGAACCTGCTAAGGCGTTTATCGAAAAAATTAACACAACCTTTGAAGAATTCCAGATGCGTCAAAACCCGCAATCAATGGAACCTGATTTAGAGTTTGTAAGAATGCGTGAGTTAGCCGGTTTAAGATAATCGGCTAACTTATTCATATTTTGTCAAAAAAATGGTTGACAAAATAAATAAAGTTGTGTAGTATTATAACTGTGCTACACAAAAAGGCACTAAGCACATAGGCAACATATAAGGAGGCATAACTATGGCATCATTAGCAGAAATCCGAGCAAAGCTCAAAGAACAAGAAGCACGTTCAAGTGGTTCAGGCCCTGCAACAGGGGGCGACAACGCAATTTACCCATTTTGGAATATCAAAGAAGGCGAAAGCGCAACGCTTCGTTTCCTTCCTGATGGCGACACAGATAACACTTTCTTTTGGAAAGAACGTTTGATGATCAAACTTCCGTTTGCAGGCGTAAAAGGCGAAACTGATTCACGTCCAGTACAAGTACAGATTCCGTGTATGGAAATGTATGGCGAGACATGTAACATTCTTAATGAAGTACGTGGCTGGTTCAAAGATCCAAGTCTAGAAGACATGGGTCGTAAGTATTGGAAGAAGCGTTCTTACGTGTTCCAGGGATTCGTAACTGATAGTCCGCTACATGAGGACTCAACTCCGGAAAATCCAATCCGTAGATTTATTATTGGTCCTCAAATCTTCCAAACCATTAAGCAAGCATTAATGGATCCAGATATGGAAGAATTGCCAACAGATTATACTGCTGGTGTTGATTTCCGTCTTAACAAAACTTCAAAAGGCGGTTACGCAGACTATGGCACAAGTAATTGGGCACGTAGAGAGCGTCCATTGAGCGATGGCGAAATGGCTGCAATCAATACACACGGATTGTTTAATCTGTCAGACTTCCTTCCTAAAAAGCCAGACGAAACTGCAATCAAAGTAATGCAGGAAATGTTTGAAGCGTCAGTAGATGGTGAAGCATATGATCCAGATCGTTGGAGTCAGTACTTCCGTCCATCCGGTATGGCTGCACGTACAGGCGATCCAGTAGCACCAGCGGCTACTACACCTGCTCCAGCGGCTACTACACCTGCTCCAGCGGCGGCACCTGCTCCAGTAGCAGAAGCGGCACCAGCGGCTGAAGCGGCACCAGCACCAGCGGCTGAAGCGGCTCCTGCAGAAGGTAGCGGCGCACAAGACATTCTTGCAATGATCCGCGCACGTCAAGGACAGTAATTAACAACACCCCCCAGGCTTGCCATAGGCAGCTCAATACCGGGGGGTTACTTACGCTTTTTAGATAGGAGTTATTATGGCAATAAAGGCATTCGATCCGACTAAATTTCGGACCGCACTAACAAAATCTATTTCAGGTATGAGTGCAGGATTTAACGATCCTACTGATTGGATTAGCACAGGAAACTATGCACTCAACTATCTTATTTCAGGTGATTGGAACAAAGGTATTCCACTAGGCAAAGTAAGTGTTTTTGCAGGCGAAAGTGGCGCAGGCAAGTCATACATTTGTTCAGGTAATATTGTAAAACATGCACAAGATCAAGGTATCTTTGTAGTTCTTATTGACTCAGAGAACGCACTTGATGAAGCATGGCTACAAGCACTGAATGTAGATACATCAGAGGATAAACTACTAAAACTTAACATGTCAATGATTGATGATGTTGCTAAGACTATTAGTACGTTTATGGCAGACTACAAAGCAATGAACGAAGAAGATCGTCCTAAGGTATTGTTTGTAGTTGACTCACTAGGTATGTTGTTAACACCTACAGACGTAGACCAGTTTAACAAGGGTGATATGAAAGGTGATATGGGTCGTAAGCCTAAAGCACTAACAGCACTTGTTCGTAACACAGTTAATATGTTTGGTTCACACAATGTAGGACTTGTAGCAACTAACCACACTTACGCATCGCAAGATATGTTTGATCCAGATGACAAGATTTCAGGTGGACAAGGCTTTATCTATGCATCTTCAATTGTTGTAGCAATGAAAAAACTAAAACTAAAAGAAGAT